CCTAGTTCATGGAGATGAAATGATCTCCATCATTCAAAAGGTAAACCCATCAGCAAATATCATTCCTATCCGTATCATCGGACTTGTTAACCCTAATATTCCATACCTCTACACAAACAACGCTGTAAAAATGGCACTTGATTGGGTCGTTGCAAACCACACCAAGTACAACATTACTGTTGTCAACGTTTCACAAGGCGGATTGTTTGCTGGCTGTCAGGTTCCTGCTGGAACAGCAGCAGATGTAGCAGCACTCAAGGCTGCAAACGTTGCCGTTATTGCTGCAACAGGCAACAACTCAAACCGTACAGCGATGAACTCAATCGCATGTTTGCCTGACGTGGTCTCTGTAGGAGCAACCGACAACCCAGATCCAGGTTCATCAGGTAAGCCATACGACGTTAATGCAAAGCCAACNATTGCTAATTACAGCAACGGTAACTCTGCAACTAGTTTCTACTTAAACGCTCGTTGGTATGTTAAAGAGCCAACAGGTATTACAAAGTTNATGGTTGGAACATCAAATGCCACAGCAGCGATGTCTGCATGGTGGGCACTAAACAACCAAGGCACATGGCAGTCTACATANNACTGGATGGTTTCTAAATCTGTTCCAACAAGTAACTCATATTTGACTGGAAAATTTATTCCTCTTCCATGGCTATCGTAGGTTTAACAGGTTACGCACGCTCTGGCAAGGATACTGTCGCAGGTATCCTTGTCAACGAGTATGGATTTACTCGCGTAGCATTTGCTGACAAAATCAAAGAACTGTTATGGCATGTAAATCCTTTATTAGAAACTTTTTATGACCTACAAAGTTCTGTTGAAGAAATTGGTTGGGAAGAATCTAAAAAAGATTCTGAAGTTAGACGATTNCTNCAAGATTTAGGTGTAGGTGCTCGTAGGGTACTAGGCGAAGATGTGTGGGTAATCACTGCTTTACGTGAAATGGATGACACTGACCAAAAATATGTAGTTACTGATGTCAGGTTTGAAAATGAAGCCGTAATGATAAAACAATTAGGCGGTCAACTTTGGCGAGTAAAACGCCCAGGAGTAGAAGCAGTCAATAGCCATGTGTCGGAACATGGGTTAGATGGATACAAAGTAGATCAGATTTTGCACAACGGGGGAACCATAGAGGAACTAGAGTTACTAGTCCGACAACGAATGGATACCCTACTTGCCAACAAAACTAATTGAAGGTAAACCAATACCACGAGATGCAAAAGTCTCTATTGGCATTGACCAATCGTTAACAGGGTTTGCGCTAACAATCTTAGATACAACAACACCCACTAACTACATCACGTGGGTATACAAGTCTCCATATTTTGGGATTGAACGTCTTGCAGATATTCGAGAGTGGTTAACAGATAATCTTGGTTATGCCGAAGAGCACTGGACACTTGAAGACATCGCTATGGAAGGCACAGTCCTAGCAAGCCAGGCAGCACTAGTCCTTGGGGAATTATCGGCCACGGTAAGACTGGCTATCTATGATTTCTTCCCAGAGGAAGACCCAAGACAGTTCCCACTCAAAGTACCACCAATGACATTGAAGAAGTATGCAGCAGGTAAAGGCAACGCTAAAAAGCAAGAAATGTTGCTGCAGATCTATAAAAGGTGGGGTATTGAGTTCAACGATGACAACGCAGCAGATTCTTACGCTCTAGCAAGGCTTGTTGGAAAATTTTCAATTGATGCCGTCGAAAAGGCAGTAGTCGAACAAATGAGTGATAGCAAGTATAGGGACCAACCAAGACTGTAGATATGTACCCTTTGTGTAGGGAGCGGCGCACTAACTCGACACAAAGGACCACAAATTGACTACACCAACTCCACCTTCTGGTGAAGATTTTCTTAAAGTAAGCGCTAGTTCCAATCCCCAGAGCGTTGCATCAGCGATTGCCCATGCATGCTATGACAAGCGTGAGGTCAAACTCCGTGCCGTAGGTGCTGGAGCCGTAAATCAGGCAGTTAAAGCAATCGCTATTGCCAGAGGTTATGTAGCCCCACGAGGTATGGATCTCACAGATAAGCCAGGGTTTACTACCATTGACTCTCGTGATGGCGCAATTTCTGCCATTGTATTTCACATTACAGCGTCTTAAAAGCGCCGTATCATAGACTCAAACTAAGGAGTCAATATGCCATCTTGGACATCACTAGGACACGCGATGCGCCGTCGCATGGGTGCTCCTTCCTCTCATATCGAAGCGACAGGTGCCTCAATGAAATCTTCATCACTTACACCAGAGCAAGTAATTGCCTCAGCAGCACACGCAAAGTCACCACGCCGTTACATGGGCATGGAAGCGAATAACTTTACAAACGTNTCTGCTCAACCAGGCAACACAATGTCACACCCACGCAAGAACACACAAGCAGCAGATCCTGTTATCAAGGATAAGGCTAACCGAACAAACAAACTTGCTGGTTCAGCAGCAGCATCAGAGCGCATGGGTGCTCGCTACGAAATTGGCGCTAAGTTCCCAGCAGTTCATTCAATCGAAGCATCTGCAACAATGCGTAATGCAAAGACAATCCCATCAGTCATGGGACGTCAAGCACCAGATTTCAACGCAGCAATGGGTGAGTCTTACTAAAATGCTATCTATGTCCGAGTTCGGTGACAACATGAAGAGCGGACAGATGTTTCAGCAACATACTGAGACACCTGCTCCACTCTCATTGAGTTCATCAACCAACACCAGCAGCGGAGCAGCCACAGCGTGGTCTAATCGCTCATTGGGACAAGGACGCACACTGCCGTATTCAGCAAAGACTGCAGGAACTGTTTACAAGTTTGAGGATAATCAATCCTCACTCCCAGCAATCAAGGAGTAATCATGCCACTAAGCAACGATGAGTTTGCTGCGCACGTTAAAGAACATGGTGGCGGATCTCTTGGCTATTTTAGCCGTGAGCATGTAACTGGTCGCGGGTTTATGACTGCAGCAGTTCCAGAGGCAGAGCACACAGCAGAGCATGATTTGACTGGTGATGATATCGGCGCATTTCAAAAGAAAAACGCTGCTGTAGCAAAGAATGTTCCTGGAGCAATTCATGGAGCATGGGGACGAACACAAGATATTTCTGTTAAAGCGCCAACTCCAAATGCAGCCCGTTCAATGGGAACTACTGTGGGTGAGATGGAATCTTATGCAACACCTCACACACCAGTAAACCGTAAGGGCGCAACTGTTGGTCCAGGTGGAGGAGCAGTTCTCTTGCATATGGGTCAATTTGGCAAGAATAGCGCTGAAGAGAGTTACCGTCCTGGAGCCCTTGATATGCAGGGTGGCAAAGGAAGCCTTACAAAGTACGAGTACGCCAATAAAGACTGGAATCAAACATCGCCATCTGGTCACAAGTTGGGTGATGTTCTCCGTACTATCAACACAAACCGCGCTATGAAGCAACGCAAAGTGATCGGTCGTGAATAATGGAGACCAAAACTTGCACATCCTGTGAGCAGGATTTACCCATCTCCAAGTTTAAAATGCGTGGTGGACGTCAAGTAGGCACAAGACAAGCCATGTGTAATCGTTGTTTATACGTTAAATACACACGACCACTTGTAGAACAAAAAACTAAAGAAATTCATGAATATCAGGTAAAAAAAGGATGTGCAGATTGTGGATACAACGCTCATCCTGCAGCCTTAGAATTTGATCATCTTGTTGGTTTTGAAAAGAAATTCAATATAGGTGAACAAGTAGGTAATTACAGTCGTGAAAAACTGTGGGAAGAAATAGCAAAGTGTGAAGTGGTATGCGCCAATTGCCACGCCATACGAACGGCAAACCGTCGTAATCGAGTAGAGATTGAGGTGATCTGATGGCTGGAGGCTATAACAACTTCTCGCCACAGCAGAACTGGCAGTCCCTTGGTGCTGGCGGTATGTACGGTTACAACAATCAAACTGGCGCAGGAACTCCCGTTGCACGGGACAGTTTGGATCAGTCACGCATTGGCGTGGGCCGTATTCCATCTGCGGAATATCCCTGACGGCTACCTCGGAACGATACGATCCCGTCGAGATGATCGTCTTCTTGATTCAATCAAGAATCGTGTTAATCAGAAATCATACCAACG